GGGCGTCACCGGCGGCCAGGCGCTGGAGGTGCTCGGTGAGTGACCTGGTGCTGACGGTCGAAGGCCAGCGCTACGCGGGCTGGCAGCGCCTGCGGCTCAGCCGTGGCGTCGAGCAGGTGGCAGGTGGCTTCGAGCTGACCGTCACGGAGCGCTTCGATGGGCTCTCCAAGCCGCGCCCCATCCGCCAGGGGCAGAAGTGCTCGGTGTCGATCGATGGCCAGCGGATCATCCAGGGCTGGATCGACGTGGTCGCCCCGGATTACGACAGCGAGAGCCACACGCTGGGCGTGAGCGGCCGGGATGCCACCGGCGACCTGGTCGACTGCGCGGCGATCTGCAAGTCGGGTACCTACCACAACCGCACGCTCGCGCAGATCGCCCAGGATCTCGCCGCACCCTTCAAGGTCCCGGTGATCGTGCGCACCAACGTCGGTGCCCCGTTCACCGAGTGGCGCATCGAGCCGGGCGAAACCGTGATGGAGAATCTGGAGCGCGCCGCGCGCTATCGCGGCGTGCTGCTGATGTCCGATGGGCAGGGCAACCTGGTCATCACGCAGCCGGGCGATCTGAAGGCACCGGCCGCGCTGGAGCTGGGCAAGAACATCCTGCGGGCGAGCGGCCATTCCAGCCTGCAGCAGCGCTTCGCCGAGTACATCGTGAAGGCGCAGCAGGCCGGCAATGACCTGTTGTTCGGCGATGACACGGCGGCGCCCTCTGGCAGTGCCCTCGACGCGGCGATCGCCCGCTATCGCCCCACGATCATCATTGCCGAGGATCAAGCGAACGCAGGCAACTGCAAGACCCGCGCGCAGTGGCAGCGCACCGTTGCCGCGGCGCGAGGCAGCCAGGTGGTCTATAGCGTCGTCGGCTGGCTGGCCAACGGCCAGCTCTGGCAGCCCAACGCGCTGGTCGACGTGCGCGATTCGTTCCTGGACATCGACGACACCCGCCTGATCTCGCAGGTGGACTTCACCCTGGATGAGCAGGGCGAGCGCACCGAGCTGACGGTGGTCGGCCGCCATGCCTACGACCCGATCAAGCTGCCCGAGCCCGAGGCAGACGGAGGCCTGTTTTGAGCGCCGCAGCCCTCCGCACGCTGGCCCGTCGCGTCCGGATGCTGCTTGCGCGCAGCGTGGTCACCCTGGTCAACGATGCCCTCAAGGTGCAGGGCCTGCAGATCACTGTGCTGCAGGGCGAGGTCGCCCAGGTGCAGCGGTTCCAGGAATACGGCTTCACCAGTGTGCCGTTGCCCGGGGCGGAAGCGATCGTCGCGGCTCTGGCCGGCGTGCGGTCGCACCTGGTGGCGATTGCCGTGGATGACGGCCGCTATCGCCTGAAGGGGCTGCAGGGTGGCGAGGTGGCGCTCTACACCGACGAGGGCGACGTCATCCACTTCAAGCGCGGCAAGTCGATCGAGATCACCTCGGGCGGCTCGGTGAAGGTGACCGCCCCGGAAGTGACGGTGACCGCCAGCACCAAGGTGACGTTGGACTCGCCCGAGGTGCATTGCACCCAGAAGCTCACGGTGGCAGGCGACATCTCCGCGACGAACGTGACGGCCACCACCGAGGTCACCGCCAACGGCATCACCCTGACATCGAGGGCGGCGGTATGACCGACATCGCCCTCCAATGGGATACCGACCATGCCGACGTCGCGATGGGCGATGCCGACCTGGTGGCCGACGAGGGGCTGGAGACGGCGGTGCTGCTAAGCCTGTTCCTCGATCGACGGGCCGATGCCGACGACGGCGTATCGCTCGACCAGGACCCGCGCGGCTGGTGGGGTGACACCTTCGCTGCCGTCGTTGGCGATCGCATTGGCTCGAAGCTCTGGCTGCTCAGCCGTGAGAAGCAGCTGACGTCGGTAGCCACTCGGGCCAAGACCTACGCGGCCGAAGCGCTGGCTTGGCTGGTGGATGACGGCGTTGCCTCTTCGGTCGACGTGCAGGCGCAGTTCGTGGCACCCGGCCAGCTCAGCCTTTCTATCGCCATCACGCGGCCGCAGGCGCCGCCGTTCAATCGCCAGTACCAGTACGTCTGGAGTGCCCTGTAAATGCCCTTCAATCGGCCATCGCTTGCCACCTTGATCGATCGCGTCGACAGCGACATCGGCTCGCGCCTGCAGGGCGCTATGGCGCGCTTGCGTCGCGCCTTGACCACCATCCTTGGCCGTGCCTTCGCGGGCGCCGTGCACGGCCTGTACGGCCACCAGGAGTGGATCGCGCGGCAGATCCTTCCCGACAGCTGCGATGACGACGTGCTCGCGCGCCATGCGGCCATCTGGTCGGTTCCCCGTAAGGCCGCTAGCGCGGCCACCGGCCTGGTGAATTTCACGGGCAACGATGGCAGCGTCGTGCCAGCTGGCACCCTGCTGGTTCGTGCTGACGGCAGCGAGTACTCCACCGACGCCGACGCCACCATCGTCGCCGGCGTCGCCTCTGCCTCGGTGACCGCGGTGGCCGCAGGAAGCGCCGGTGACGCGGTGGCCAACACTGCGCTTTCGTTCGTCGCGCCCGTGGCCGGGGTGAGCAGCGCCGTGACGGTGGACGCGGCAGGCATCGGTGGTGGTGCCGATGTGGAGGACGTGGACGCATGGCGCGCGCGCGTGATCGCCCGCATCCAGGAGCCGCCCAAAGGCGGCACCAGCTCGGATTACGAGCGCTGGGCGCTGGAGGTTTCCGGCGTCACTCGCGTGTGGGTTTATCCCAAGGAACTGGGCCTCGGTACCGTCACGGTGCGCTTCGTGATTGACGATGCGCCCGGTGGGCTCATCCCAGACGCTGCCACCGTCACGGCTGTGCAGGACCACATCGACAGCGTGTGCCCCGTGCGGCCGGACGTCTATGTGCTGGCACCCACCGCGTCGCCGTTGAACCTCACCATCCAGCTGACACCGGACACGCAGGTGGTGCGTGACGCCGTCACCGCCGAGCTGCAGGACTTGCTTGCGCGTGAGGCCCAGCCGGGCGGCACCATCTTGCTGTCGCACATCCAGGAGGCGATCAGCATTGCCGCCGGCGAGACGGACCACGTCCTGACCTCGCCTGCCGCGAACGTTATAGAGACCACCGGCAACATGACCACGCTGGGGGTGATCACGTGGGCATGACCCAGCAGCAATACCGCGAGCATCTGCGTGCGTTGCTCCCGCCTGGGCGCGCGCTTGCCGACGAGGACGGTGTATTTACCCAACTGCTGGAGAGCTTCGCGGCGGAGTTGGCACGCGTCGACGCACGCGGCGATGCGCTGGTGGCCGAGGCGTTGCCGGATAGCACCACCGAACTACTCGCTGACTGGGAGCGCGTGGCGGACCTGCCGGACGACTGCACGCCTGCCGGCCAGACGATCGACGCGCGCCGGGCGGCGCTGATCGCCCGCCTGATCGCCAACAGCGGGCCGTCCGTGCCGTTCCTGCTTTCGCTCGCCGCAACGCTTGGCTACCAGGTGGACATCATCAAGCGGCGCGCGCGGCGCTTCGGCGCCGACCTCGGCGGCTATTACGGCGGCATGGACTGGCAGTTCGTGTGGGAGGTGCACGCACCACTCAACAGCATCAATTACCGGCGCTTCGGCACGTCTGCCTACGGTGAGGCCTACGCAACCTGGCAGAACGACGTCCTGGAATGCGTGATGCGCCAGCACAATCCGGCCGACCTGCAAGTCAACTTCATCTACAGCTGAGGAACGATCAATGGATTACCCGAAGAGCGACCCCACGATTGGCTTGGTCGGCGGCAAGTTCACCGATGGCAACCCGGGAGCAGGTGTTCCGGCAAGCCGGGACCCATCCAGCTGGGCCAACTCCGTCACGGACGAACTTATCAACGCTATTGAAGCTGCTGGACTGGTGCGCGACGAGAATGATGTAGCGCAGTTGGCCGCAGCGATTCCGCTTCTCACGCCAGGCCGGTTGATCGGTGTCCAAGTCTTCAGTGCAGCGGGTAGCAGCACCTATAACCCCACCGTCGGAACAAGGAGCGTCCTCGTAGAAGTTCAGGCGGGCGGCGGCGGTGGTGGCAGCTGTAGTGCGACAGGATCTGGCCAGTATTCAATCGGAAGCCCAGGCGCCGGCGGTGGCTACGCGAGAAGTCGTTTAACGGCCGGGTTTGCGGATGTCTTGGTGACAGTCGGCTCTGGCGGAGCTGGCGGGACAGCGAGCACGGACAATGCAGCCACGGGGGGCACCAGCAGTTTTGGATCGCTGTTGAGTGCGACGGGCGGCTCAGCAGGCGCCCTGGGTGTTCCGCAAACACAGGTGAGCATCATCAACGGTAAAGGTGCGGCTGGCAGCGGTGTTGGAGGAAACATCGTGAATATTTCCGGAGGATCTCCGCCGCCAACCACGGGCTTCTCAAGCACAGCCGCATCGACGGTTGCTTCGGGAAACGCAGTACTTGGCGCAGGTGTCGGCTCCCGTGCCTCCAACGGCGCTGGGTCTAACAATGTTGGCTTAGGGTACGGCGGCGGGGGCGGCGGAGCGATCGTAGGAGCATCTGCCGCCGCTGCGAAAGGTGGCGATGGTGCAGGTGGCGCAGTGATCGTATGGGAGTTTGCATAATGAAGCTCTATGTTCGCATCAACAATGGAAGCATCGCCGAGCTGTTCCCCACTGACGGCGACATTGCCGAGATGTTCAACCCGGCGCTCGTGTGGGTCGACGTGACCGGCATTGATCCTCAGCCCCAGGTTGGCTGGCAGGCATCCAACAGCGGCGGCGTGTGGTCGTTCGCGCCAGCCGAAGTGCCGCCCGCTCCGACGCTCGATCAGGTGAAAGCCGTGCTCTGCGTGCAGGTCGATGGAGCGGCAGATGCGGCCTACGCCGAGATTGGCGGTAACAGTCCCGGCCGAATCGCTGAATATAAGCAAGCCAAGGCTGATGCCGATGCCTTCAAGGCCGCGGGCTACGTAGGAACGGTGCCGGACACCATCGCCTGCTGGGCCGAAGCACAAGGCTGGTCGGCGCAGCAGGCGTGCGACAACATTCTCACCACGGCGCAGTCCTGGGATGGAGCGCTGGCTGCAATCCGGCGCAGTCGCCTGATCGGCAAGTCGAACGTTAACGCGGCGGCCAGCGAAGACGCCGCGCAGGCAGCCGCGAACGCGGCAATTGCCAATGTGCTGGCGGTACCGGCAGGCCTCTGACATGGGCGCGGTCTCGCTACTGTTCTGCACGAACCCAGGCAACCCGTTGAGTTGGGCGATCCGAGCGTGTAGCTGGTCGCGCTGGTCGCACGTCGGGTTGATCGACGGCGACAGCGTGGTCGAGGCCGTGGCCCTCAAGGGGGTGGTTCGGACGCCGCTTGCCCAACGCCAGGCGGAAGACCCGCGCTGGGCCATCAGCCACCTGCCTTGCCGCGATCCATCGGTAGTGATCGCCGAAGCGGTCTTGCAGATCGGCAAGCCCTACGACTACACCGCGGTGCTCGGCCTCGGTCTGCATCGCGTGTGGAAGGATGACGACAGCTGGTTCTGCAGTGAGCTGGTGGCCTACGCGTTCGATCGTGCGGGCTCGCCGCTGTTCCGAGCGGACTCGCTGCGCCGCGTGACACCGCAGGACCTCTGGATGCTGCAACCCGCAATGGAGCCTGCAGCAGCGGTTTAGAAGTTCGGGGCATCGCGCTGCGCCAACAGCGCGATCCCTTTCCACGTGTGTCGTGGATCAAGCAAGGCCCCTAGCCGGTACCGGCGAGGAAAGCCTATGCACCCTTGATCTCAGAAGCGGAGACGCGCGTGGCTCTACCTATCATTCCTTGGCTTGGCGGCAAGCGCCGACTGGCCGACCGGATCTTCAAGTTCTTTGACAACACGCATACCTGCTACGTCGAGCCCTTCGCCGGCGGCGCGGCGCTGTTCTTTCTGAAGGCGCCCAGCGAGGTCGAGGTGCTCAACGACATCAACGGCGAGCTGATCAACCTTTACCGCGTGGTGCAGCATCATCTGGAGGAGTTCGTCCGCCAGTTCAAATGGGCGCTCTCCAGCCGCAAGGTGTTCGAGTGGCTGAAAGTTACCCGGCCCGAGACCCTGACGGACATCCAGCGCGCCGCGCGCTTCTACTACCTCCAGCAGAGCGCGTTCG